GCGACGGCGTGGAGCAGCTGAGCGCCCAACCGTCGTAGTCGTAGTCGAGGTCGCGGGCCAGCTTGCAATGTTCGTCGGGATGGTCCCATCGGGCGGCGTCTGGGTGGTCGTAGAGGTGCGAGCATCCGACGTACGGCGGATCGGCGTACGCGAACCGCAGGCAATTGAACGGCGGTTCCATTCGTTCACTCGGCACGGCTTGCCTCGATCCGCTCTAGCTCCTCGGCGACCATCGCGGCGACGCGGTGCGCTGTCACGAGCGAAGCCCCAGCTACACGGCACGCTTCGAACACGACGAGTACGGACCGTTCGCTGTCCTTCGACAGGGGACGGGCGCGCAATCGAACGGGCGGTTCCATTCCCGACGGCGTCATGGCGTCAGTCTCGTGCGTCGGCGCACGACCCCGTTGTTGGCCCAGTCGACGTAGCCGGCGCCTTCCAGCTCGGCCAGGGCGGCGCCGGCACGTTGGTGCGATTCGCCCAGTACGTGCACGACGTCCACGTAGGTGACCGAGCCCCGGGGTGACCGGTCGACCAGGTCGATCACGCGGGCCACGTCATCCCCCGGAAACCAAGCCGTGGTCACGACCCCACCGCCCGCGCCGAGTGTTCGTCGCACCGCGCTCGGTGCTTCCACGGATCGATACGAGAAAGACAGCCGCGGTGGATGCACAGCGGCCAGTCCGCGTCCACCGATGCGGCGGCGCGCCCTTTTTCTAACCCTTCAAACCCTTCCCCGGGCGCTACCGCCCGGGGTTCCTGGGCGCTACCGCCCGGGGTGTGCATCGTGTCCGCCCGGGGTGTGGATAATTCGACCCCGGGCGCTACCGCCCGGGGTGTGGACAACTCCACGGGGCCGGTCGGGAAGGTCCAGACGAACGATTCCCCGGGGCGCACCTCGCACGGGATCAAGCCCCATCGCCGCAGCTCGTCGAACCGGTAACGCACGTTGCGCTCGGCGTAGCCGGACATCTGGCCCAGCGCGTCGGCGCCGGTGAACGCCTGGCCCGTCTTGACGTTGGCGTCGTCGGCCAGCAGCAGCAGGATCGACCGCGCAGCGTGCGACAGTCCGCCCTCGTGCGGGCGGCGTTCGTTCATCAGCAGGCGGTGCACGAACCGCGACGCGTGAACGCTCACGAGCTGGCCTCGTGGAACGCGGCGAGGGCGTCGGCCAGACAGTCGGCACATAGCCACATGGCCCGGTAGGTGACGATGCCACCCCGGTCACAGTGCTCGCACGGCCGTCGTGGGGGGTCGGTGCGTAGGTAGCCGGTGCCCCGGCAGGTGGGACAGATGTCCCAGCGGTCAGCGTCGACGGGGGGTGTCTCTACGCGCGGCGCGAGAGTAGGGTCCGATGTCACGGCGATCCTTCCGGATGTGGGATGGGTTGCTGAGCTGGCGGGGGGCGGTCAGGCCTCCCGATCAGTGATTCCGCAGGGTACTGGGGTGATGGGTCCCTGACCAGGGACCCCACCCCGGGCCCAGCACGGGGGAGCGGAGCGGGTAGGCGGCCCATAACAGTGGTTATGACGCGAACGCGACGACATGCCTGGTCAACGGGCATGGATTGCCCGCCCATAACGCGGGCGCGGTGATGTAGTGCGGGGGCGTCTCCCGCGGTACGTGCAGCCAAGGGCACGGCGTCTCCCGGAGCAGGGTGTTCAAGCTCAACGGTCGCCGTATGGGTGGAATCCCACGACCACCCCCCACGTAGCCAAATTACACGCGTGTCATTCAAGGTGACTTGCAGGGGGGACTACCCGCGGGCCCACACTGAGGGGGTCAGTCGATCGCCGGCGGCGATGGGTTTCGGTGACGGATGTCACCGGTCGCACTACGGCGACGACGGGCATGGGAGGCGCCGGGCCGGTACCGGGGTCGGGGATTCCACTTCGCGTCCCCGGCCGGCTCGGCGTCCCCACTCGCGCCCCACCCCTCCGGACGGCCCGGGGGGGTGGTTGTCTGCCCCGGACCGTACCGCGCCCGACGCGCCCCACCGCCCGCCGAGCGGGGCGCAATCACCCGAACGGGGTACGTCTAGACGTCGTGGTCCTGGCGGGCCATGTAGTCGAGCACCCACCGGGTGACCCGGATCACCGCGGCGCCACCGGCGACGGCACCGACGACGAACGCACCAGCGAGGGGCACCCCTGACCAGTCCATCGGCCTATCCGCCGGTCGTGGGCAGGGCCTCAAGGAACGGCCCCCAGTCGGGGCCGAGCGGAAAGTAGCCATCTTGGAATCCGGCGACCCAGCCGAACAGGGCCCGGCCGTCGTTGGCGACGGCGGGCGATGACACCCGCGTCTTGAACGTGGCCAGGTCACTGACCCATTGGGTTTCTCCATCGCGGGGGTCGAGCACTACGTAGGCCTTCACGTCGTCTTCTCCTGGGGGGTCGGGGGGTGGGATCGGGGCCGGGTCCGGCACGGTGAGGTCGGCCCGGAAGGCGGCCATGTCCCACGTGGCGGGCCCCCACGGCGACGGCCCGTACGGGTCCACCTTGCGGTCAGGCGCCCATTCGGCATGCGAGTGCACCCGGTCGGTGCCGATGCCGTAGGCGGCACACAGGGCGGCGGTGAGCGTCTGATAGGCGGACGTCTGGGCGGCCGGCCACACCTCGCCGGTGCCGTTGTTGCCGGCCTCAATGCCCAGAGCCGAACTGTTCATTGAGTCAGGGGACAGGTGCTGGCAGTCGCCGGACCCGTTCGTGTTCGAACCGCCGGCGCAGCAAATCCACACGGTGCCGTCACGGGACAGGTACAGGTTGCACAACGGTGCGTCGTCGTCACCGAACGTGCAGTAGTTGACGTCGGGCCAGCCGTCCGAGCTCGCACCGCTCGCGGTGTGATGACACATGACGTGATCCGGTTTCCCCGACGCGTAGCCGCCCGACCCGCGGGCCCTGGTCTGCCAGCCGTCCACCTCGATCACGGCCAGCCCGGCCGCCCGGACCACGTCGGCCAGGTCGGTGACGTAGCGGTCACCCACGGACCCACCCCTCGCGCCGGCCCCACGCCAACAGGGCGGCGACGGCCAGAATCCGTCGGGCCCGGTGGTCGTCGGACAGGTCGGCCCACTCGTCGGACTCCAGCCCGTTACGGCGCCGGTAGGTGTGCAGCCGGCGGGCGACCTGGGCGGCGTCGGGTGGGGCGGTGTCGAACGAATCGGCGTCGTCGTGATCCCCGAACGTCACACCGGTACCTCGTCGGCGGGCCACCGGCCCTGCACCGCCCCCAGGATTTGGCCGTCGGTGACCGCGGTTTCGTCACCGCCCGGGTCGGGGTTGCCGGCGGCCAGGGCCGACGCATAGGCGGCCTCGACATCGGACGCCGAGCACACCGGGTAGATCATCGTGACCGCGTTGGCCTCCGATGCCCGCACGTTCTGGCCGTAGGCGGTGTCCCCGGCCGGGCCGCCGGCCCATGCTTCTTGCACGGTGGCGGCGATGACGCGGTCCTGCAGGGCGCGGTCCTGACGTGATGCGGCAATCGTCTTGTACGACATGGTTTCTCGTTTCTGTTCAGACTCGGGAACCGACGGCGATCCACGAGAACACAACCGCATAGTTCGTGACCGCGGCGCCGGCGTGATCCTGAAACTGCACCTCGAAATGGGTTGCGTCGGATATGTACACGTTGGGCCACGCCTGAAAGTTGGGCATCAGCACGTTGGCGATAGCGATGGGGGCCATCGTCCCGGCCCCGGTCGCGAACGCTTCTCCGTAGTTGACGGGCACCGCCCCGGCGGCCGACGTCATCGCGTTCACGTAGCCGGACTGGAACAACAGCCGGTCAGTGCTACCACCGTTGCCGTTCAGCTTGGGGAGGTCGTGCAGCTTGTCGACGACCGCGTTTCCCCAGGCGGATTCGATGAGCTCGCCGGCGGCGACCTGGCCCGGGTAGCCGTCGGGGTCGACGGCGGCCCGGGCGTCGGGTGTCGCCAACAGTTGTTCAAACCGGCGGATCAGTGCGCGCATTTCGGTGAGCTCGGCGGTGTCGATCGTCATGACGGGGCCCCTTCCATGCGGGCGAGTAGGCGGCGGGCGTCGGCCAGGGCGGCGACGACATCGGCCCATGTCGAACGGTCCCACCCGGTCGTGTCCCATCGGCCCCCCGCCGCGGCGAACGGTGCGGCCACGTCCAACGTCAGGGTGCACGTCCACCGGCCGGTCGGGCCGATGTCGTGGGCGACCCCGGTCACGAACATTTCCCGGTCGAACACGGTGCGGCCGTCACGGGCCTGCAGCCGGCACCGGATACGGGTCGGCACCTCGGGGCGGGCGGTGGCCATCAGCTCAACCACCCGGCCGTCACCGGGGTCAGACGCGGCGTCCAACGTCACCGACTCCACCCGGGGCATCGTGTCCAACCCGCGCGTCGTCACGTACCGCTCGGCCATCACCGCCAAGTCGGCGTCGTCGGCGGTGAGCAGGTCGGACCGTTCGAACGGTTCCGGACCGAGCGCGATCAGGGTCGGCGTCGGGGCGACGGCGACGACCCCGGAGCCGTCGGTGCGGCCCAGCCGGACCCGGCCAGCGACATCACCGCGCCGGAACGACAACTCCCACACCGACGGACACACGTCGCCGGGCCCGACGTTGCCGATCGTCGCGTCCGGCGGCACGTCGGGCGCATAGGTCTGCCAGTCCCGGGCCCGGTACACGATCCGGCCGGCGGTGTCAGCGAACACCGACCCGGCGGCAGAGTCGGCGGCCTGACCCAACAGGTCGGTCAGCCCGGTGCCGTAGGTGGTGCCGGCCAGGCTGATCGACGTCGGCTGAATGTCGCGGTAGATCACGGGCCAGGCCACGGCGTCGAGCAGGCGCCGGATGCGGGCATCGGCGGATTCACCGGCGCCGACCGGGGCGCCGAGCTCGTCCAGCCGTAACCGGCCCACCTCCCCGAACGCGTCGATGCAACCGAGCTGCACGACATCGGTCCCGTACGGTTGATAGATCGGCACGGCGTCGTCGATGAACCCGCGGAACAACACGTGGCGGCCGGTCGGGGTGTCGACCCCCCAACGGATCGGCCGGCCCGGCCGTACCGACAAGGTGGCGGGCGCCTGCGGGGGGACGGCCAGGTCGGCCCATCCGTCGGTGTTCGTCACCGTCACATCGGCATAGCCGGGCCGGAACCGTTCCACGATGCGGGCCCGGCCGGCGTCGGCAACGGCGGTGTTCACCTCACACGACACATCCAGCCAGGTCGGTTCGGTCCCCGCCCAGGCGTCCCCAGCGGTGTCCCACCGGGCGGTGTCCCACACCGCCTGACCAGTCGGAATGCGGGTATCACCCACCCCGAGCTCCATCCACGGGGTCACCGGGTACGGACCGACCAAGGGGCGCGGGTCCATCAGGGCCTCGCACCGGCCAGGCGCACCCCGTCACGGGTCGCGGTGCGAACCATCCGCACGACGTCGTAGCGGGAACCGGCGATGAACGCGCCGCGCATGTCGACGGTGACGTTGCCGGACGCACCGGCCGGTACCGCCAGGGTGACGGTGCCCAGGTCGGTCCCCGACGACGTCACGGCCGGCACGTAGCCGTCATCGGTGCCACCGCCACCGGGGGCGACGAGGGCGTCGGGGCCCGGCACGGCCCGCGAGATCGGGACGCCACCGATACGGCCGGTCGACGTCTGGCCCTGGGCGAGCTGCAACTCCACCTTGGCGGTCAGCCTGGTCTTGTTGATCTGAGATTGGGCCAACGCCATGACCCCGGCGATGTTGCCGTCGTCGATGGCCTGCAGCAGGGCCTTCACTTGGATCGGATTCAGCTTGGCGTAGGTGGCCACGCTCAAGATGTCGTCTTTCAGCCCGCGGATTTCGTCGCCGGTGAGGGCGGTACCGCCCTGCACCTTGGCGATGGCGGTCAGAAAGTTGACTTGGAAGTCGTCGATGGCGGCGTCCATGTCCAACGAGCGGCGGATGGCGTCGAACGCGTCGGCGGTGTGCCGGGCCTGATCCTCGGCCCGTTGGGCGGCGGTGCGCACCTCAGCGAACTTCTGGGACGATTCGTACAGGGCCTGGTTGTTGCGTAGGTGGGCGCGGCGTTCGGCATCCACCGCGTTCTCCTGTTTCTCGAACGCCCGGGTCGCTTCTTCGGTGTCGCCGGTCAACAACTCGGTGAGCCGGGCCTCTTTCTCCAAGGCCGCGGTGCGGGCGTCGGACTCCTGGTTGACGGCCTTGACGATCCGCAACGCGTCTTCCTGCGACACCCCGGCCGCTTCCAGCGATGCGCGCCACCGGTCGTTCATTTCCGCCGAGCCGTCCCCGGCCTTGACGTAGTCCTGCACGATCAGGTTGAAATCGTGCAGCGACATGCCGGCCCGTTCCAGCACCGGGGCCAGGTCCTTGGTCGTCGAGAACAGGCCGAGCATGCCGCCACCGTGGGCGGCTCGGTAGGCCACCTCCCCGGTTTCTTCCACCTCGTCATTGAACGAACGCACGATGGGGGTGCCGGCCTTCAGGGCGTCGGTGTACTGCTTGACGTTGGCGGCGTCGAACGCGTCGGATGCCTTGCCGGCGGCGAACGCTTCGTTCAACAGGTTGACGGCCAGCCCGATCGCGGCGATCGGGCCGACCACGGTGGCCATGCCCTTCAGTGACGACCCGAGCGATTCACCCCCGTTGGCGGCGTCGGCGGCGCCTTCTGCCATCTGGCCCAGGGCGACCCCGGCCGAACCGGCGATGCCGGCCAGGGCGCCCATGTCCTGGGCGGCGTTGCCCACCATGTTGGCCATGGCGTTGCGGCCCTTGAGCGCCGAGTCGGTGAGCTCGTCGGTAGCGCCGGCGGCCTTCTTAGCGTTGGTGGCCATGCCGGACAGGCCCGAGTCCTGGGCGCCGGCCTGCACCTGATCGATTCGTTTGATGGCGTCGGCCAGCTCGTCGGCGTCCTGTTCGATCTCGTCGAACGTCAGGCCCATCCGCTTCAGGTCCCCGATCTTCTGGGCGATGCCGTCGCGGCCCATCTGGGCGGCCAGCTCCGGGCCGAGCGCCTTCCCGAGCGCGTCGGCGGCCCGGGCCGCGGACTTGAGCTCGGTTTCGGCCTGGTCGGCCATCTTGCCCAACGACCGGGCGACTTTCTGGGCGTTGGTCGACGTGTCATCCAACGACTGGTCAACGGACTTGAGCTCACGGTTGACGGCCCGCGAGAAATCCCGGATGCCGGCGGTACCCGCGGCGGCGTTGACGTTTATCCGGTAGTTCAAGTCCTTGCCGGCCACCGGATCACCCCGTTACGGCGTCGTCGTAGACCTGTTCAAGCTCGCGCTCCACCGCCGGGGTGGCCGCGGTGACGGCCCGCGACCACGCCTGCCGACCCCCGGCCGCGCGGGCGACGACCTGGGCGTAGGGGGTCGGGGCCGTCACCGCGAGCTTGGTGCGGGGACGGATCGTGTAGCCGCCCCGACGGCCGGACTCAACGATCGACCACGGCCCGGCCGGCACGGCCTGCACGTCGATCGTCACCGACTGGGCACCGGGAAACACCTTGGCCTTGGCCCGCAGCTTGGCGTTCATCCCCGACAAGCGTTTGACGGGGGCGGCGGCCTGAATTTCGCGTTCGGCCACCTTCCCGACCCGTTGCCCAACAACCCGGTTGGCCTGGGTCAGCCGGCGGGCCAACGCGTCAATGTCGGCGGTCAAGGTGCCGTCGGACGTAAAGGTGATCATCAGACGTCGGCGTCAGCCAGCACACCGGGCCCGGCCGTCGCGGCGGAACCGTCACCGGGAACAATCTTCCAATCGGTCAGCGTGCCGAACCATCCGTCCGGCTTGGCCTTGTAATTGAACGTGACCTGCGAACGGTTCGGGGAACGACCCCCACCGATCGACGCCGCGGACAAGGTGACCACCCCGATGAACGCCACCGGGGCGGCGTCGCCCCCACAGGCGACGTACAGGTACGCGTCCTTCCCTGCGTGCTGGAACAGGTAGGCGACGATGCCGTCAGGGTCGGTGGCGTCCTGATAGAGGTCCCACGCCACCGACCAAGAATCGGCGCCTTGGATCACCTGGGTTTGGGGCAAGGCGCACCAGGTCCCGTCAAGCTGCTCGGTCGTTGTGTTGCTGGTCGCGGCAACGACTCCGGTCACTTGCTGACACGCGTAGCCCACCGTCGTCGGGTCATAGTCGGCCGACGTCACCGTCGGGAACGTCTTACCGGTGGGGGCCTGCCAGCCCGTCTGATGGGTGGCGGTATCGACGAGGTCCAACGCAACGACCCCGTTCTCGATCTTGAACAGCAACGGATTCGACACGGGGTTACTCCTAGAGGGTGGGGGCGGTCGGGGGGCAGAGAGTCAAGTAGTCGGTGACGACGTCGATCGACGTCGTCAACGAACGCAGGCGGGGCCCGCCGACGTTGACGACGTCGGGGGTGGCGTAGGTGGGGGTGGCGGACAGGTCGATGGCGACATGCCAGACGACGTCGCCCAGGTCGTCCAAGGCCAGGACTTGGGATTCGTCGGCGCCGTCCACGGCGATCGTCACCGGGAACGTGACCACCACGACGTCGGCGCCGTCGGCGTCAGCCATGCGGCGGGTGACGACGTCGATCCACGCGCACGGCGTCGCCGGATCATCCGGCCGGGTCAACCCGACCGGCAACGGGTCGAGCGCGACGGTGAGGGCGTCGTGCAGGGTGGTTCGGGCCTCGCGGGTGATCGTCATGCCGGCGCCCAGGCCACACCGGGCCGGTAGGGGTTGAGCATGTCGCGGTACCCGGCCAACGGGTCACGGGGGATGCGTAGGGCGCCTTGGTCGCCCCACGTGTCAGCCACGTCGGACTCGGCGTCCTTGAACCGGTACACCCGGATAGCGACGCCGAGCGCGGCACGCCACACCGGCGCCGGGTACGGCGGTTCAAGCGGCGGATACGGCGCCGGCAGGTCCGGCATCCGGTGCGCTTTTTCGTTCCACACCGGCACCGGGTCGGCGGATCGTTCTAGGTAGTTGTCGACGAGCTCGTTGGCGGCCGTGGTGCAGTCCGCGACGTAGTCGGCGTCAGCGTGGGCGGCCGGCATCCGCAGACGTGCCAACACCTCGTCGGGTGTCACGTACTGCGGTGCCGGCATCGCCGGGCCTACTTGGTCGACTTGGACGCGGACGTCGACTGGGCGGCGGGCGGGGTCACCGTCACGGTGATCTTGACGACCCCGGACGGCAGGAAGATCCCGGTGGCGCCCATGCCCCAGATGGCGACGTCACGGCCGAGCTTTTCGACGTCCTCGGCGGTGACGAGGAACGGGCCGTCTTCGAACCATCCGGCGGCACCGGCGTTCGTCACGATGACGGTGCCGTCCGGCAGGGCGGGGGCCTCGATGATCTCCAGCCCGGAAATGTTGATCCGCAGCGACGACGCCGACGCGGTGCCGGGCACGTTGGCGGTCCCGTACTGGGGGGGTTGCAGCCAGGCCATGCCACCGAGCGCGGCGTACACGTCCGACGACGCGAGGGCGACGGATGCGGGGTCACCGGTCGCCGTCTTGACCCGGGCCGACGCAGCGAACAACACGGCCTTGACCGCGGCGCCGTCATCGTCGGTGCCGGTCGTGTACGTCAGGGCGGGGGCGCCGGCGCCGGCGGCCAGCTCGGTGGCAAACACCGTCTCGGTCGTCAGGCCGTAGGCAATCTGCAGAATCCGGTCATACAGCCCCAGATAGGCCGGGGAGCTCCGGCGGATCAGCTGGTAGCTGACGTCGGACGCACCGGCGTACGTGTCCAACGTGGCCGATGCCCGCTTAAAGCTGACCTTGACACTGTTCACCGGCGACTTTTCGGTGAGTTGCTGGGCGACGATCGTGGACAGGTCCCCGTCGTAGTACGGCCAGTCGATCTCCATGCCCGACGACCCGGCCGAACGGATACCCAGGGCGACGGTGGCCGGGCGGCCCTGGTCGACGATGCCGAACACCTCCGACAGCCACGTGGGGGCCATCAACCCGGGGTTGTCGGTCGTGATCTGATCGACGAGGGCCCGGCCGGCATGTCCGGACACGATCAGCCGATTCCGTTCGGCATGCGCCCGGTAGGCGGCGGCGAACCCGGCGGACAGTTCGGCCCGTTCCCCGCGCCGGCCCGACTCGCGGGCGGCCACCATCACCTCGGCGAACGAGTTGAACCGGGCGAACGGCCCGGCCGGCTGACGTTCACGTTGGGCGGTCATCCCGTAGCGGGCGATCTCCTGACGCACGAGGGTGGCCACGTTGGCCCGACCGGCCGGCGTGGCGTCAGGCTCGATGTCCGGATTCGGTTCGTCTTCGTCGTCGTCGGTCTCGTCGTCGTCGGGTGGGTCGGCGGCGGCCCGTCCGGCCACGGCCATCGCCCCCGGGTAGGCACCGCGCCCGGGGGGAAGCACGATGGCCAGACCGGTGAGGGGCGACGGCCGGGCCGCGGTGCGTCCGACGGTGCCACCAGACGGGCCGGTCTCCACATCGGCCTCAAGCGACACGTGGACGTAGCCGAGTGTGCGGGCCAGCTCGTACACGTCACGGCCCCGCGACGTGTTGGCCAACGTCAGGTCGGCCCACATCCCGTCGGGGCGATCCTCGAACCCCGACGCCCGGCCGATCGGCTGACGGTCCCGGTTCAGGCCACCGCGGCCGTCACCGCCGGGCACGTGCCCGTCGTAGATGACCACCATGTCATCGGGGACGAGCGACCCGGGGCCCCACGACTCGGTATAGAACGTGCGGCCGTCGTCGGTCACCTCGGCGGCGACGTTCCACGGCACGACACACGCCCGCAGCGTCAGGTCATCCCCGGTCGGGGTCACCTCCGCTCGGCCGGCCCGGTGCAACACCGGGGACTCCAGCGTCGCGGCGGCGCGGTGGGCGGTACGGGTACGGGTCATGGCAACACTCCGGAAGGGTCGGTGAACGGTTGATTCAGCAGGTCGGGCGGGGTGGCGACGGTGTCATCGGCGAACGTGCCGTCAGGCACCTGGGGCATCGACTCGGCGGCGCGCACTTCCTCGGACGTCATCCACCGGTTGAGCGCCACCGAGTACGCGGCGTAACGGGCGCCCAGGTCGGTACGCAGCAACTCCTGCGACGAACAACGCACCGTCTGGCCGTAGGGACGCATCGACGACCAGGCGGCCTCGATCCGCATCGTGTACGACCCCAGGCCCAGCTTCAGCCATTTGGAGAGCTCGCCCTCGGTCGTCGAATAGGTGAGCGAATCCGACGACTGCACGTTGACGAGCGACGGCATGACACCGAACGCGCGGGCTACCTCGGCGTTGGCGGCCGTGATCGATTCGACGAGCTGGGATTCGACGGCGGACGAACCGATCGGAGACAGGGTCCCACCGCGGTCAATGACGACCGGCTCGTGCCGGCGGGCCGTCGCGGCCATCATCGCCTGTTTCGTTTCGGTGCGCTGCGTCGATGTCAAGGCGCCGTCAATGACGAGCGCGAGGGACGGGAAACCGGCCTCCCAGAACGATCCGGCCATCTGCCACAGGGCGGCCAGGTACTCGCACGCCTGCCAACAGGCGTTCACGGGGGAGGTGCCGAGCTCGGCCACCCGATCAACACGAAACGGCACCCAGATGGCGTCGGTGCCGGCCCGTAGCCGGCGGCCCTGCCAATGCACCCATTCCAGCCGGCCCGACGTGTCGAACGTGCCGGCGGCGTCCCCCGCGTCAACGACCCGGACGGCGGCCGGGTAGCCGTCGGCCAGCTGGGCGGTCGGGATCAGCCAGGCATAGCCGTGCTTGGTCAAGTTGTTGACGAGCCGGTGAATGGTCAGCCACCGCGGTTCGAACGGGTCCGGCTGCAGCACGACCGGCGGTTGGGTCGGGGTCGGCAGGTTGCCCCGGTAGTTGACGAGGGGGAGTTGGGCGAGGGTGTCCGCGATCAGCTCGCGGCAGGCCACCACGATGGGCAGGTCCCACGGGGTCAGGTCACCGATGTTGGCCCGGGCCAATTGGTAGTCGGCAATGATCCGCTCAACCCGGGCCAACGGGTCGACCGCGGGGGCGGTCACGGCCGCACGTGCGGCGGCGCGGGTGGCACGGCGTCCCATCTGGGCCCGACCATGACGTAACGCGCCGCCGGTGGCTATAGCGCGTTACCCCGGATCGGCCCGTATTTGGCCCGTGGCGGCCCGGAACAGGGCGGGGCGGTACATCTGGGCGCACCCACCCCCCAGGGCGGTATTGCGTCATGACGGAATCAGCTGATGGTGGGGGCCCGGCCGGTGGCGTCGCGCAGTGCCCACAGTGCGCCGGCGGCGGCGAGCAGGGGGCCGGCGCCGGGGGCCCGGCGGTCATACAGCCATGACCCCCCAGCGCGGCGGCGGCGGCCGGCGCCGATCGCCGCGTCCAACTCGGCGTCGGGCCGGTGGGCGATCGTGGCGGCCTTGACGACGGCGTCATGGAACCATCCGGACGCGGCGGTGGCGTCGGCGGCCCGCAACGGCACGAGCCGGGTGGGGACGTCGGCCAGGTCGACGGCGAGGGCGGCGGCCGGCCCGGCCGAGTCGTAGGCGACGGCGACCGGCGCCCACCGGTCGCACAACTCAACGAGCCGCGGCACAACCCACGTCCCATGCGGGCGGTGCTCGATCAGCTCCACGGCGTAACCGGGCCCGGCCCGTGACGCGGCGACGATCGTCGCGGTGGCCCGGTCTTCGTCGAGCTCCAAACCGAACGCCACCGGGTCGGACAGGGTGACGTCGTCGGCGGCCCCCGTCGTCCACGCGTCGATCAGCTCCGAGTCAGCCAACGATTCGGGCCACCGGCCCAGGTACTCGCAAGCGAACACGTCGGGGCCCATCACCTCGTGATCGGCCCGGAGGGCGTCGATGTTGACGTGATAGCCGAGCCCGGGGTGGGCGGCCCACCATGTGGCCTCGTCGTCGGCGTCGGCGTCATCGGGGGCGGCGTACTCCACGTAGGCCAGGCGCTCGGTGCGGCCGGCGTCCGCCGCGGCCCGGCCCAGGTCACGCCACCGGGCCAGCCACAACGACTCGGCCGTGCCGGCCGACGACACGATCCACGTTTGTCCGCCGACCCCGGTGGCCTGGGTGGGGAACACGGCCGCTTCCAGCTCGTCGCCTTTGTCCACGCCGAGCTCGCGGGCCTCGTCGATGATCACCAGGTTGGATGCGGCGCCGCGGATGGCGTCGCCGGTGGCGGCGACGAGCCGGCACGTCGAGCCGCCGCGGCCCTTGCCCATCGTGATGGCCTCGGTGCCGTTGCCGTACGTCAATCTGACATGGGGGTGCAACACCGAACGTTCAAGCGTCGGGAACCAATCGTCACGCCACATGCGGGCGGCGTTCTCACGGTGGGCCGACGTGTAGAACCCGCGCCGGCGCGGGGTGCGGATCGTGGCCAGGGCGCGGGCCAGCATCAGCGCCGACTTGCCGGCCCGGCGGGGGGCGATGATCACGACCCGCGAATAGGCCGGTAGGCCGGTGGCGGGGTCACGTTCGCCGGTCAGGTCGGCAACGTGTCGTTGCCACGGGATCAACGGGCGGCCCAGGGCGCGGGCGAACGCGGCGACCTGGGCGCCGTCAGTCGGGCGGTCAGGTGTCCGCGGCGTCGTCCAGCGCGGCGAGCAGGTCGTCGAGACTTGCGTTGTCGGCATCGGGCCTCGTCTGATCGCGCATGGTGGTGACGGTCGTCAGCATCGTCTTGAGCAGGGCGTTACGCACGAACCGCGATTCGTCGGGGTCGGCGGCGGCGTCGTCGGCCTCGTCGGCCAGGACCCGGCCCAGGGCAATCAGGGCCTCGTCGATCGGCTCCAGCCGGCCCGTTGCCCGCAAGGCCAGGACGGTCGTGTCCCATCCGCGCCGTACCCGGCCGATCCGGCGCCGTCGGGCCGGATCGGGGAACAAACGTTCCCCCCTAGGGGCGGTCACGGCCACCCCCCATGTAACGACAAACCCGGGGTACGGGGGTCCCCCGGAGAGAGACAGGGGCGGGAGCGGCAGTGCCCGCTGGGAACGTCAAACAACCGACGAGCTCGCGCCGCGTCACCACGCGCGCGACGCGGACGTCCGACGCGTCCGCGCTCGGCGTCGAGCCGCGGCGATGCGGGCGCCGGCGCCCAGGTTGCACCGAACACACGCGGCGCGCAGCACGCAGCACCCCGACCCCCGGCGGTGGGGGGTGGGGTGCAGCGCGAGGGGGGGCACGTGATCGATGGTGGTTGCAGGTGCACCACAGCGGCAGTCACGAGGTCGGGCCCGCAGCTCGGCCACGGCCTGGCGGTAGGCCGGATCGCGGTAGGCGTGCTCGGCCACACCTCAGCGGTGCACGGGCACAGAACCGGGTAGGTGCAGCTGCACCCCGTGGACCCCCCGGGGGGTCACACGCACCGGGCGGCGGGCCTCAGCACGGTACGCGGCCATGTAGCCATTGTTCGCACCCCGGCACCCCTCGCACCGGCACGGGTCCTGCCGTGACGTGTACCGGGCACGCGTCCCATGCGGGGGGAGTGGTTGAACCTGGCGACCACCGGCCATGCATCGAACGCTAGCGCGATCGTTGCATCCGCAACCGGAACCACTAGGCGTCGATGATCTCACCGGTATCGGTCGACTCCGTCCGTCCCGACGTCAACCGTGCCTCCCGGTTCGCTTGCCGGGCGATCGTCTTGCATTCCCGGGCCAGGTCCTTGATCACCGCTGCGGGGTTGGCGTTGATGTCGGCGTTCGTCAGGTCGGTCAGTGCGTTCAGGTTCTCGACGACCAACACGAGCTTGTCGACGGCCTCGTCCGACTCGGCGACCATCTGCGTCGTGTTCGTCTGGGCGGTGGCGGTCTGGTCGCGGGCGGCGAACGTGGCGGCCTCGTCGGGTGTCATCGGCCGGGTGTCGCCGGGCGGGGTCGTGGTCACGGTCTGCGCGGTCGTGTCGTAGACGACCTGTTCGGTGAGTCCGTCGGGTCCGTAGGTCTCGTCGGTGTAGATCATGAGACGTACCGGACAGTGATCAGCGGGGTGCGGTTGTTCCCGGGGTCCCAGTCGATCGGCGGGTTATCAGGCACCGCACCAGACAGGGTTGCCATGCCGTCCACCCCTATGTGCGCGTTTGTGCTGAACGGAGCGGGCTCGAAGGTGGGTCGGCGGCGATAGGTCGAATTGGTATGCAGCCATGTCGACCCCGGAGCGCCGGAGCCTTGCGGGCCGGTCAACACACACCAGTTGCCTTCCACCGTTGGCGGCGTTGCGACGGTCAGTGTCTTTACGCCGACGGAATCACCAGCGACGGTGCCCTGATACCTGACCGTGGTCGGCAGACCGGTCGCAGAGTCGAGATTCAGGATTGCCATACGAATCACGACCCCGGCCCCACCCGCACCAGTGACGTTCATCGCCACCGCGCCGACCTTGATCGGCTTCGGCGTGAAGAACCATGTCAGATACAGCCGGTTGACGATCGGCCAGGGATTGCCGTTGGGGGGGGCGATGAGGTCGGGCGGTTGATGCCATTGGTTCGGGACGACCACGACATCGGACGGCGCGCCCCCGCCCGCAGCGGGCGCCGCCCACCCCGTGGCGTAGTCGGCGGCGGCCGTTTTCGTCAGGACATGCCCGACGGCGCCACCGGGGGCGACACCGGGGCCGGGCGCGCCAGCAGGACCAGCAGGGCCGGGAACGGTCGACGCGGGCCCGGCCGGGCCGGGCGGGCCTTGCGGGCCCGCACCGCCGACCACCTCGATCACGTCGATGTCACCGGCCGTGTCCACGACGATCACGTCAGGCGTCATCACGACACCCGTCGCAGCGCCGGAGCGACGACCGAATCAGTGACGTCGGGGGTCACGTCGACCTTGCCGGCGAGCACCGTCCGAACGTCACCGTCGGGCATCGTCACCTGCAGGTCCCATACACCCTTGGTCGGGCACGATGCCCACATGTCCCCTGTCAGAGTGACATCGATCAAGTTGGGCGGGGTGATCTCACACTCCATGACGACCACGAACGCCCCGGCCGACTTGTCACGAATTTCGGCCTCAGCCGTGGCACCGGTCAGGTCGGTCGGCACACCCCCGGCCGTGTCTTCCCATAGCCGGGCCTGAAACCGGTACGTGTCACCGCGGTACAGCACCAGGTCGAACACACCGGGG